TATTAGCGAGCTGTCTTACGTTACTGTGACCATCGACACTTCGGGTGCTGGCACTGTTGGTGGCTTCATCACTTACTTCGTAGCCGACCCGCTGGTAGGTCAGCAGAACGTCTAAGTAAAGGAGCATCATCATGATGCAAACAGACGTTAAATCGGCAGCATGTGCTGCGGGGACTAGCACTACGGCATTCGCAGACCGTACTCGCGTACGCGCTGTTGCGATTAGTCATGGTGCTACCCCCGGTTCAATTACGATCAAGGATGGTGGCACAAGCGGTTCTGTGGTGTTTTCTTACACTACACCTGCTGTGGCGGGGGGTGTGTATATGCTCTTTCCGGGCGAAGGTATTCTTTGCACCACCGACGTTTACGTGACTACACCTGCTGGTGCAACTGCAACGGTGTTCTATGGCTAATTACGGAAAAGTTTCTTCCGTAACTCAGAGAGGCTTGTACGAGCCGTTTGAGTTGCAAGTCGCTCGCGGGCAAATTGCCTTTCACCGCAACGTGACGGTGTTTGGCTTTAACTCTGATGTAGACACAGCTCAAGTAGCTGTCTGGCCTTTGCCGAGCCTGATTAATTTCCCTGCGGCTGCTTTGCAGATGAAGGTCAGCTCTACCAGCGCTAACGACACAGCCGCAGGTACAGGTGCCCGCACGGTCGTTGTGCAGGGTCTTGATGCCAATTACAACGAAGTGTCAGAAACTGTTGTCTTGAATGGTCAAACGGCTGTGACGATGACTGCGTCGCTGCTTCGGATTAACTATGCTTATGTATTAACGGCAGGTTCTGGAAACAGTGCCGCAGGTGACATTTATATCGGCACAGGTACCGTGACTGCTGGTGTCCCTGCGACCATATACGACATCATTAAGTTTGACTACAACACCACGATCACGGGCAGCTACACCATCCCAGCAGGGTATACGGGGTATGTGTCTCAGGGTCTGTTTTCGGCGGGTCAAGCAGGCGGGTCTGCCCAAGTTGAGGGGCGACTTTTAACCCGTGGCACCGACAACATTCGTCGCACTGCCGCAGTCACGACTGTCAATAATGGTGTAGCGGACTATGTGTTTGAGTACCCATTAGCTGTTCCAGAAAAAACTACGCTTGAGGCAACAGCACTTGCTAGTTCCAATAACAACGGTGTTTCTTCGATGTTTATTTTGTTATTAGTGGCTAACAGCTACGACGCGGGGTATATTTAATTATGGCTAAGACTCCAGCATGGCAGCGCAAGGAAGGTAAGTCTGAGAAGGGCGGCTTGAACGCCAAAGGTCGGGCTTCGTACAACGCAGCTAATCCGGGGAAGCCCGGGCTAAAAGCACCGCAACCAGAAGGCGGGGCTAGGAAGAAGTCATTTTGTGCCCGTATGTCTGGCATGAAAAAGAAGCTGACTTCGTCTAAGACCGCGAACGACCCGAATAGCAGAATCAATAAATCATTACGTGCATGGAAGTGTTAAATGGAAGCGATTGCTATATGGAACGTCGTCCTAACCGTGCTACTCGCAGTGTTAGGTTTTGTTGCAGTTGAAAAGATTAGGAAGCTCGACACTGTCGAACGACTCCTTAATGATACTCGTGTGGAGGTGGCCCGTGACAACGTCACTAATGCAGAAGTTGACCGAATTACTACGCACATTGACCAACGCTTTAACAAGCTGGAAGCAAAAATTGACCAGCTCATCGCGCAAAGAGGGTAGTAATCATGAAGCAAAAGACTAAACGATTTCGTGGCGGAGGCCTATCTTCTGACTTAGGCAGCTTGGCCTTGATCGGTGGCCTTGGCTATATGTGGGGTCGTGGGTCTAAAAGTAAGGACAAGGCCGCTAAGGATGCAGTAGTCGAAAACCTTAAGCCTAAGGAAGAGCCGAAGAAAGAGTTTACTGACGCCGAACGTAGGCAAGCTGAAGACTATATGGTTGGAGGCGACCCAAATTACAAATTTGGTGATACGACTACTTCCGATAAAACTACTTCCAATAAAACTGCACCTGTTAAAAAATCTTCAACAGGTACGAATACAACTAGGGATTCAAACGCTACTAAGAAATCTAATTATGTAGCTAACGAGGATCGTCCGTCTAAGCCTTATCCTGAAAAACAAGCTGCGGCGTACCCTAAAACTAAGCATTCAAACAAAGCCCCAACATCCGCGCAGATCGATAAGCTATATAGCGATCAAGGTATTAAGTTTGAGCCTGAAAACCCTCTTGTTAAGAAAGCTGAAGAGAAACGCAATAGCGCAAGTTCTAATTCTAATTCGGCCCCAGTGGCAGAAAAGAAAGCAGCAGCTAATACTGATAAGAGTGTCAAAAAGGAGTCGTCCGGTTTTGGCCCTAGAAATACATTTTTAACTGAAGAGCGCCTTAGAAAATCCCGAGAGGCTATGAGAGGCGGTTGGAATAAAGGTTTATTCGAGCGGGGTAGCGTCGGGCATAAAAAAGGTGGTGAGGTTAAGTCGTATGCCAAAGGCGGAGCTGTTAAATCGTCTGCGTCTAAGCGTGCAGACGGTATCGCACAGCGCGGTAAAACTCGTGGAAGGACAGTCTGATGCCAAGCTCAACTAAAAAACAGTCGGACTTTATGAACGCTGTTGCGCACAACCCTAAGTTTGCTAAGAAGGTCGGTGTACCACAAAAGGTGGGTAAGGACTTTTCTGCTGCGGACAAGCGCACGAAGAAGTTTGCAATGGGTGGTGGCGTTGATGGTGGAGATGTTACGGCTAACAACGGCGCGTATCAGACATCTCCCGGCCCTACCGTTGCACAGACTAACACTATGCCTATGCAGCAATCTGACCCCATCAATGTAGGTGGTGGTGATGCGTTAGGCAATCAGTTTCCCCGGCTGGGGTTTAAAAAGGGAGGTAAGGTTTCATCCGCCTCTAAACGCGCAGATGGCTGCGCTATTCGTGGAAAGACGAGGGCTTAATTATGGCTAAGACGAAGAAAATGTTTGGTGGCGGTATGAGTTCACGCATGGCTGCGGCACGCCCACCTATGGGTGGGCGTATGGGGCCTATGGGTCAGCAAGCTAACCCAAAGCAAATGCAGTTTATGTCTGACATGCTGCGTGGCAAGGCGATGCCCGGAGCTGGTGGTGCTATGGGCCAACAAGCTCCAAAGTCGGGTTTAACTGCACTCGACCCAGCAAAGTTTGCTGCTATGCAGAAAGCACAGCAAGGTGCTCCAGCAACTCCTGATGCTGGTGCATCGAAAGCACTTGCTGATATGCAAGCACAGAAAAGCGGAGCAACACCAGCGGCTAGCCAAGGCGCACCGATGAAAAAAGGAGGCAGTGTGAAAGAGACTAAGAAAATGTTTGGTGGCGGCATGGCCCGTGCGCTGAAACGTGGTGTGGGTACTATAAGCCGCAGCATGGGGGCTAAGCCAGCAGCCAAGCCAGCAGCCAAGGCAGCACCTGCATCAACACCAGCGCCAGCAGCAGCTCCTATGAAAAAAGGCGGCGTCGCTGAGTCGAAGAAGATGGTAGGTAAGGAAATTGCGTTTATGAAGAAGAAGGGCGCACCTAAATCCATGGTTAAACATGAAGAGGCTGAAATGAAGACCAAGAAATATGCAAAAGGCGGCATGGTTGCCCCTTCGAAGATGGGTTCGGTTCGCACTGCTGCCCCTAGCCGTGACGGTATTGCCTCCAAGGGCAAGACCAAGGGCACCATGGTAAAAATGGCTGGTGCTACTAAAGGTATGAAGTACGGCGGTAAGTGCTGATATGCGCTACTCACGTGGCATGGGTGCAATCAACCCTTCCAAGATGCCCGGCGGGAAGAAGAAAGCCCGTCGGGATGACACCGACTTCACGCAGTACGCTGAAGGTGGGAAGGTCAATGCTGCCGGTAACTACACCAAACCTGAGCTGCGCAAGCGGATTGTAAGTCAGGTTAAAGCCGCAGCAACCCACGGCACCGGTGCAGGTCAGTGGTCAGCCCGTAAGGCACAGTTGGTTGCTAAGAAGTACAAAGCCGCTGGTGGCGGGTATCGTGACTGAGTGAGGATAGTTATGCGGTTAATTGCAGAATATATTAAAAAATATGGCCTTCCTTCTGGTAAATCTACCAAAACGGAAGACGGGCTACCCAAACCATCTACGTATAGCGCTTCTGGCGATACGGCTAATATGAAAAAAGGTGGTTACGTTAAAGCTGCGGATGGCTGCTGCCAGCGGGGTAAAACACGGGGTACCATGAAGTGAAAGCCCCGCAGAAGCACAAAGAAAAAGGTGGTGAGTATCGTGGGTAAGCTGACGGTAGCTGACGAGATAGAACAACAGCGTTCGGAAGAAGCTTTTGATAAAGCTGATTCTAAGTTAAACCGACAGTTTTTAATGCGTAGACTTGAGAAAGAACGCAAAGCAGCTGAAGCAGAGCGTAAAAAAGCAGACGCAGAAAAAGCCGCAGCGAAAGAAGCAAAAGAGCGTAAGGCTGATCCGTTGTACGACGACCGTAAAGCCGCACGTGCCGAAGCAGAAAAAGGCGCTACCACCAAGATGGTTGGTGGCGTTAAGGTAACGGAGTACCCTGCCGTTGATGAAGTTGAGCGACGCCCTACGGCGCAGATTCGTGGGGGTGGCGGCGGTGGCGGGGCAGGTAGTTTGCTCCGCGAGATGAATCCGCAGAAGTTGTACAACAAAGGCGGTGCTGTAAAGTCAGCGTCGTCCCGTGCAGACGGAATTGCACAACGCGGTAAGACACGAGGTAGGGTGAGATGAAACCTTCTCAGCAAAGCTTGAAGTCGTGGACGGAGCAGAAATGGCGAACCAAGAGCGGAAAACCTTCGTCGAAAACCGGAGAGAGGTATCTCCCGGAAAAGGCGATCAAGGCGCTAAGCCCGACCGAGTATGCCGCCACCACGAAGGCAAAGCGGGAAGGGAAGAAGAGTGGAAAGCAGTTCGTCGCGCAACCAAAACGCATAGCGCAGAAGACCGCGAGGTATAGATAATGAATTGGTCAGACGTATTGAAAGCGGTTATCCCGATTGTGGTCATGTCTTTGGCGTGGTTGCTTGGGCAGGTTAATAGCTTTTCCGAACGCTTAACGAAGATAGAAGGGCAGATGCCTGCGTTAATCACTCATGAAGGCATCCCTACCGATAGCCCGATTAGCGCAGAACGCAGAGCAGCAATGAAAGAACAGCTCATGACGCACATCAACGAACTGCGGGTTAAGGTTACGTTGATTGAAGAGCGCGAGAAGATGGGGAAGAAATAATGTCAGTCACAACCTCAACGACAGACTTTAACCCGACGCTGAACGATATCGTCGAAGAGGCGTTCGAGCGGTGCGGGCGTGAGCTTCGTTCGGGTTATGACTTTCGGACTGCCCGACGTAGCCTGAACCTCCTTATTACGGAGTGGGCGAACCGGGGCATCAACCTGTGGACTATTGAGCAGGGGTCTATCAACCTAGTACAAGGACAGGTGACCTATGATCTACCTCTTGATACCGTGGATTTATTGGAGCATGTTATTCGCACTAATTCCGGACAGGTGGCTAATCAGACTGATCTGACCATCACCCGAATTAGCGTCTCTACCTACGCAACTATCCCTAACAAGCTGACGCAAGGCCGACCGATTCAGGTATGGATCAACCGGCAGTCAGGGCAGACTACTAATTTACCGGGCGCAACTCCTGATTCTCCGCAGATTAACGTGTGGCCTGCGCCGGATCAGGGCCCGCAGGGTAACCCGTACTACGTGTTCTATTACTGGAGACTTAAGCGCATATACGACGCCGGTAACGGCGTAAACGTCCCGGGCATTCCGTTCCGCTTCCAGAACTGCTTGGTGGCAGGGCTGGCGTACATGCTGGGTATGAAGCTGCCAGAAGTGTCACTTGATCGTATTACGCTGTTAAAAGCTCAGTACGATGAGGCATGGGAGCTAGCAGCAGGTGAAGATAGGGAAAAGGCTGCTGATCGGTTTGTTCCGCGTCAGCAGTTTATTTAAATATGGGTAATAGGTACTCCTCCGGTAAAAATGCAATCTCGGAGTGTGACCGCTGCGGGTTTCGTTTTAAGTTAAAAAAGCTGCGCAGCTTGGTTATTAAGACCAAGAACGTTAACATTCTGGTGTGCCCGGAATGCTGGGAACCTGACCAGCCGCAGTTGCAGTTAGGTATGTATCCGGTAGATGATCCACAGGCGGTTCGTAATCCGCGCCCGGATAAAAGTTATACCCAAGCTGGCTATACCGGGCTACAGTTGACTTCGGTACCCAGTATTGATGTGGACTCAGATGGTGTACCTAGCGAGGGTAGCAGGCTCATACAGTGGGGCTGGCGACCGGTAGGGATGGGGGATGATGGTGGGGTTACCCCTAACGCACTAATACCCACGGTGTTTGTAGGTACCGTAACTGTTACAACCTCGTAGGAGTAAATATGGACAACATGAAGAAAGTGGCTAAGGCGGAAGTTAAGGCCCACGAAAAGCGGATGCACAAGATGGCTAAGGGCGGTGTGACCGGCGAAGCCATGAAAAAGATGGGCCGTAACATGGCTCGTGCAATGAATCAGCGCGGTGGCGCACGGAGCCGCTAATGGCTAAATTTTCACAAAAGGTGGGTGGCAAGGAAGTAGGCCAAGCCGCCGTTTATGCGGAGCCACATACTATGGACGGTAAAAAAGTAAAACCACAGGTGCCGGAGAAGACCGGTGCGCAGTACATGAACGAGATGAATATCGGTGCTGGTGTAGTTACCAAGGGTAACTATCCGGAGACTAAAACATCAGGTATCAAGATTCGCGGTACCGGCGCAGCTACTAAGGGTACGATGGCTCGTGGCCCTATGGGGTAATAATGAACTACATCGAACTAAAAGCGACAATTCAGGACTACTGCGAGAACACGTTTACTGACACGCAGCTAGCCACTTTTACGGAGCAGGCCGAGCAAAAGATATACAACTCGGTGCAGATTTCTGCGCTCCGTAAAAACGCTACTAGCAACTGCATCGTCGGTAACAGCTACATCTCAGCCCCGCAGGACTACTTGTCTGTCTTTTCTTTCGCCGTAATTGACCCTGTAAACGGATACCGCTACATGCTTAACAAGGATGTGAACTACATCCGCGAGGCATATCCTACACCCGCCGATACAGGGCTTCCGTTGTATTACGCATTTTTTGACCAGAATACGTTCATCATCGGCCCTACTCCTGATGCTACCTACTCCGTAGAGCTTCATTATTTTTACTACCCGGAGTCTATTGTCACAGCCGGTACTACATGGCTCGGTAATGAATTTGACTCCGCGCTGCTTAATGGCGCGTTGGTTGAAGCTATTACGTTTATGAAGGGTGAGGACGATATGGTTAAGTTGTACCTCGAAAGGTTCAACTCATCTATGAGTCTGCTAAAAAACCTCGGCGATGCCAAGCAGCGTATGGATGCCTACAGGGATGGACAGCTGCGGTTACCCGTGCGATAAAGGAATTACATGGCGATCTCGCAGACAGCATGTACGAGTTTCAAGCAGGAGTTGGCGCAAGGTGTACACAACTTCGGCCCCACTTCGCCTGATGTATTTAAGTTGGCTTTGTACACCGGTTTGGCTAACCTGAACGCAAACACTACGGTGTATGTAACGGCGGATCAAGTAGTAGGGCCGGGTTATTCAGCAGGTGGTAACACGCTGACCATTTCACAGGCACCTATTGTAGATACAACAACGGGAGTGGCATACTGGTCATTTGCGAATACATCATGGCCTGCATCAAGTTTTACAGCCCGTGGTGCGTTGATCTACAACAGCAGTAAGGGTAACAAGGCAGTGGCAGTATTAGATTTTGGTGCGGACAAGACATCGAATAACTCGACATTTACCGTGCAGTTTCCGGTTGTGGCGGCTAACACAGCGATACTGAGGATTAAATGATAGGACAACACTCCGAAGTAGCACTAGGCTCACCGGTTGTTCGCACGGTGGACTATCGTGGATTTAACCCGGAAGAGCTAGCGGAGTTTGCGGTTGAGAAGATTATTTCGGTGGCAGATACTGCGCCACCTGAGTTAAAAGCGCAGGCACATGCTTTCCGTAATCATATCCATAGTGTGATTAAGTTCTACCTTACGGCTGCGGTGCAGAGCGACCGGACTACTGTAAGTAACAAGCTGAAAGAAATGGGGCACCACGAGGTGGCTTCCGTTATCAGGAGTATATAAATGGCGATCACTCAGGGCGTAGCTAATAGTTTCAAACAAGAACTGTTTCTTGGCGTTCACGACTTCCGAGTCACGGGCGGGGATACATTCAAGTTTGCGTTGTACACCTCGGCTGCAAACATCGGCCCTACCACTACTGCGTACACCACTTCGGGTGAATCGATTGGTACTAACTACCCAGCGGGCGGAGCCACGCTTACTAGCTTAGGTACTTTTCTTTCTGGTTCTACATCGTTTATCGATTTTCAGGATTTTATCTTCACCAATGTGACGGTGACTGCACGTGGGGCGATGATCTACAACACGACTCCTTCGGCGCAGAGTAATTCGAACACTCCGTTGACTAATCCGGCGGTGTGCATTTTCGACTTCGGAGGCGACAAGCAGGCAATCGCAGGAGATATGAATGTGATCTTCCCCGCGCCTAACGCTACCTCCGCACTTATAAGGATCACATAATGCCTCTCGTCGTTGCTGATCGTGTGCAGGAAACTAGCTCCACTTCGGGGCTGTTTGACTTTACCCTAGATGGCGCAACGGCTGGCTATCAGTCGTTTAATGCAGGTGTGGGTACATCGAACACAACATACTACTGTGCGTATAGTTCTGATCTTACTTTGAATCAGTGGGAAGTAGGTATAGCTACGCTTGCCTCTTCTACGCTCCTTCAGCGCACTACGGTATTGGATAGTTCGTCGGGTGGGGCTAAAGTTAATTTTTCAGCGGGTATCAAAGTTGTGTTTTGTACGTACCCTGCTGAACGTGCGGTGTACAAAGATGCAGCAAATGTACCTCCGTATGAAACAGATAATGAAGCGGTGGCTATAGCCATTGTTATGGGGTAAATCATGGCAACTACGTTTAAAAATTATCTTACGTCAAATGTTGGCATTGTAGCGACTACTGTAGCTACCGGTGGCTCTAACCAAACTTCGGTGTACAGCTTGTCGCTGGCGAACATTAAATCTCCTGCGGCAAACATAACTGCAAGCGTCACCATGACTTCTGGGGCAACTACTGTTTATTTGTGTAAGGACATCCCCATTCCGTCAGGAAGTGCGGCGCTAGTTGTAGGCGCACCGCAAAAAATTGCGCTGGAAAATGGTGACATTATTCAGGTTATTGCTTCGGTCGCTGCGGCGGTTGACGTTTTGGTCTCCACTGTCGAATTAAATTAAGGTGTAGCTATGGCAAACTATATTGGAAAAGAACCTACCCCAGTACCGCTTTCTACAGCGGATTATCAGGATGGCTCAATTACAGGTGTCAAGCTTGCGCCTAACGCGGCATCGACTAACTTAGGCTTTGTACCTTTCAACCCGACGACGGGCGGTACGATCAACGGGCCAACCAACTTCGCTAACAACGTTGGTGTCTCAGGCACAACTACACTTGAAGCGTTGATAGTCAACGACCCCGCAGATTTCAACGACACGTTTAATGCCGATGGAGCTGCTACTTTCAACAGTACTGTTAGATTGGCTGCTGACCCAACGCTGCCGCTTCAAGCAGCTACTAAACAGTATGTAGACACTAACTTTTCGCTCTCTACTGGTTTAGCCGGGCAGACACTCCCTGCTACAGGTCTTACCCTCACCAACGCCTCGGCAAGATTGATCGAGTTCACTACGGTTGCTGAGTTTGCTTTCATTACACTGCCAGCGGCTAATACCCTAACCGTATCGAATGGTAAGTTTGTATTCCACAACGATGGTGGTAACCCGTTTGGTATCTATGACAGCACAGGGCGTTTATTGGGCGCAGTTGGCCCATCGACTAACGTAACTGTATACCTTTACGACGCTAGTACTGCCGCAGGTAGCTGGGGCCTTGTTGGTGCCGACCTCCGCCCGTTTTTTATAAACAACGCCGCAAACCTACCACTATCGGGTGTCGCACTTGCGGATACGTTGGCGAGCACTGACTTTGCGTCTGTCGTAAAGTTGGATACGAATAGGTATGTGGTTGTAGCTAAAGACGCTACGGCGACTAACAACTTGGTTTATGCGCACGCAATTAACACCGCTACGAAGCCAGCTAGTGTGGGCCCGCGTGTCAACCTTACCCCGCTTAGCGTAGGTACATCGCTGGTTACGACTACCCCCGGTTTTGTATATCCTGTAAGTTCTACTGCTTTGGTTGTTGCTAACGGTGCGTCGACTTCATCTATTGTGGTTCTCACAGTTGACTGGACTACCAACCCAACATCACCAACTATCACTGGTAACACTACTTCGGCAACAACGTTTGCGGCTAACCCGATTCTGAGTAACTCAGCAACTTCTGAGCTACAGACAATTGTTCCGGTTGCTACTACTACAGTTAGTGGGGTTACCTACGCCGATACGTTCGTGGCTGTTTCCGCGCCTTCAAATGCTGTATGTGCTTATCAGGTGTTTAAAATTGATACCGGAACCGGGAATACTTTCCGTATCTCGGCTATCACAAACAGTGTTACCCTCAACGGAACTGGCTTTGCTGGCGCTGTTGATCTACGTCAAATTACGTTTGATGCGGGTACCGGTGTTGGCGCTGTTGGCTGCCTACGCGCTGTTGGTACCGTTGCCCCATACGCGTTGACACTTGATCGTGTCGTAATCCAAAAGGGTGGCCCGGGTATTGCGCCTACAATTACAAGTATAGCTTCACTTGTTATTACAGGCGCTGCGCTAGCCGCTACACCTAACTTTGGGTGGTGCGCGGATTACAGCTCGCCAAACTTTGGTTGCGTGTTCTACTACGCTAACACCACGATTCTGCCTACTTTTAACGGCGTCACCGGTTTGCTGCCTGCGAATACTCCAGCTTCTCTTGGAGCTACGACTATTGGTTCGACTGCGGGTGTGGCGTTGGCTTTCCAGCGGCAAGTAACAGGTTTTGCTTCCGCCACCGGTCTAATTGGTAACGCTCGCGGGTTGCTGTTTGATTATTGGCGCAACGGCTCATGGCGTGCGTACATTATGGCGGCGGCTAGCACAGCCTTTGTAAAAATTAGCAACAGTGGTGGGGTGTTCACGGCGCAGGTAGCAGACTTTGCTATCCCTGAAGGCGCTAACACCGTACTGTCAAGTATGGCGTTTGTCGGAACTCCGTCGAGCCGAGACTTGTACTTCACACCAGATGCGGCTACAAACACTCCTCCATCATTGGCGGTGTTGTGTACATCTACACCTACTCCTGCGGCGGGCGCTAACGGCGGTGCTAAGATTTATAAGATGGTTGAAGAGACGGGGAACAAAATTGACTTGAAGGACGTATATTCACCTTCAACGTTTGTCAGTCGAGATTCCACCCCCACACTGATTGGCTATCAGCTGTTGTCTACGCTAAACGGCTTCTTTATGGTGCCAGTTGGCCCGGCTACGGCTACCACTACTACTCAGCTTGGCTTCAATATATGGGCTTTCTATAAGCTCAACCCTGATGGCTCGATTGTGTATTACGGAAACTGGAACCTGCCATTGAAGGTAGTTAACGAAATTTCGTTCAACCAACAGTACTCTCGGCAGAATACAGAAATTGTTACGTTGAGCAACGCGGTTACGTTTAGCCAAGCGCAAGGTATTCACTACCGTGAGTTTGTGCGTATTGATACCGTGTTTGAATAACTATGGCTTTCTCCGACTCGTCCTTTTCCGGTGCCTCGTTCTCGGGGCAGGTAAGCACCACGAACTATATTCCGGTGGCGGGATTTGGGCTTGTCGCAAACTTGGGGTATACGCAGATTACTACCGCGTTGAATGTTAACGTGACCGTAGACCCTGCATCTTTGCAGTTAGTTATGAGTTACAACCCGAAACCACCATGGGTTGATGTGGATGATGAAGCGGCTAACGTGTGGACTCCTGTTGCTACGTAGGTAAGCTATGACTACTTTTTCGACAAACCTTCGACTTACCCTAATGGATACGGGTAGTTACACCAACCAGTGGGGTGTAATTACTAACGAGAACTTAGCCACAGTTTTAGAGCAAGCTATTGCTGGTGCTGTTGCCGTTAATATCCCGAACGCTAACGTAATCCTGACTGTAGCGGATGGTACGCCCGACCAAGCCCGTCAAATGGGGCTTTTGTTCACAGGGGCACTAACGCAAACGCGTGTTGTGTACGCTCCCGAAGTTACCAAACTATATGTGGTGGTTAACAAAACTACTGGCGGGCAGGGCGTAACTATCTCCACAGCCTCTAGTGCTACTACCGTAACAATACCTAATGGCAAAAGCGCTATGGTGTATTGTGATGGAGTGGATTTTTACATAGCCACGCAGTACATCGACAACCTTGAAGTTGATACGATCAAGCTAAACAGTCTGGTCAATCCACTGCCGGTTACTAGTGGCGGTACAGGTGCTAACAACGCCGCTACTGCAAGGCTTAATCTAGGAGCGGCAGCTTCCGGCCCTAACAGCGATATCACTGCTATCACCGGACTGGCTGTGCCTCTTGCGGTTTCGCAAGGTGGTACAGGCGCGACTATTCCATCTACTGCACGTGCTAACTTAGGCGCTGCTGGCTCCGGCAACAACAACGACATTACTCAGCTGTCTGGCCTGACTACGGATATTACGCTGGCACAGGGCGGCACTAACGCTACCCTTTCGGCTATTAACGGTGGTGTCGTGTACTCAAACGCTTCTGCTATGGCTATTACAGCCGCAGGTGTAGCAGGGCAGATTTTTTCCTCGGCAGGTGCAGCCCCTCCTGTATGGTCAGACTTGGTTGCTGCTATTCCGTTCATTATCGACGGTGGTGGTCTGGTGCTGTTAACAGGGGTACAAGGATATATTCAAATTCCTTTTAACTGCCAGATCACATCAGTATCGATGCTTGCAGACCAAGTAGGCTCTATTACAGTAGGTATAGCTAAAGGAACTTATTCTGCGTTCCCTACGGTTAGTAGCATAGTAGGTGCTAGCCCACCCACAATTACAGCGGGTGTGAAGACATTTGATAATACATTAGTAGGTTGGTCACCCAACATTACTGCGGGCGACATATTGGCGTTTAGCATCAACAGCATTGCTACTATTACTCGGGTTACTGTCACATTAAATGTAAAACGGACTTGATATGGCAACGTACTATTGGGTTGGTGGCGCGGGCACGTGGGATGGCGGTACTACGTCTAATTGGTCGGCATCTTCTGGTGGGTTAGGTGGTGCGGGCGTACCTACGTCTGGTGATGATGTAATTTTTAACACCTCTAGTGGGTTTGGCGCTCTTAGCAGTCAAGTCCTTGTTCAAGCTAACGCATCGTGTAGGAATTTTACTATTCAAGCGGGGGTTATTAACTGTGTTTTTTCCGGACTCTCGATAGCCATTTATGGCAACATTTTAATTAGCGCTACCGGAGCAAGTTACGGGCGTTTTGATATGTATGGCGTAGGTTCGCATACAATAAATATTGCGTCCGGGCATTCTTTCGATGCTTTCTCTGGCATAACCATGGTGGGTGGGGGGACATACACCCTCGCAGCAAACCTCAACTTAGGTTCCGGCATCGGTAACGGCTTCTTAATTCTACAGCAAGGTACTTTTAATATGAGTACCTTCACCATAACTAACTACGGGAGCGTAGGCACAGATACGCTTGGCGGTATTTATACAACAGCAACGTTTAACGCTACAGCCGCGATTACACAAGGCACAGGGGTTGGCGAACTGCGGTTTATCAATGGTAATGTCAACCTTAACGCTATTGCTATAACTTGTAGTTCGTGTTCCTTCGGACAGAACGATATAAATAGTAATTTAGTTGTTACTACTTCAGCTGGGCAAACAATTACCTGCGGGTCATTCCTGTTTTCTTTAGGTAAAGTAGGAACTAACCAAACGTTGCGAACCGTTACGAGTACGCTAGGGTCGTTTACTACGTTTATACGTAGTGGGACTACGCTTAACATCACTGCGCTTACTTTTAGCGCGGGTGTGGAACCCGGCATGAGCATTAATGGGCAAGACACAACCGCGATAACTAATATTACAACTACTACAACCAGCGGTATTGTCGGAAATGATGCTTCTCTTTGTAATGTAGTGTCCGGTAAATTAACTGGCGGTGCGATGACTATAGGGGCGCTTCGAGCTGGCTCCGAAGTTGCGCTTACTGGCACCCTTACACTTAATACTGTTTACAATAACGGCCCGCTCACAGAAGTGCCGTTAGCAGTTCAGACTCCTGTGGGGGTGCCTGTATCTTTTGCAGCTATTACAATCCCTAGGCAGTACACAGCAACCGCAATAGGGCTAGGGTTAGGGGGTAATTTTACTGCTACAGGGGCAGTTACAATCGGCGATGCGATAAACGGTAGGGCGGGTATTTATGCTTACTCAACGACAGCTTCGCCGCCGCCAACAATAACTTTTGCCGCCGTAACCGCTGGGTATTTATATATATCAAATACCTATTCTTCCAGCCCTGTGGGGGCAATTACATCAGGTGCGCTTACGCTGACAACAAATCTAAATGACTATGCGCTAGATATTGCGTCTGACGCGGCGGTAAATATAGCGTCTATAAACACGACTGCCGCGCAGCCAACAACCCCTAACAATGTACGTATCGTTAGTTCTGGAAATATAACTATATCGGGAACCACAGATGTTGGCCCTGCTGGCGGTAAAGGCGGTGCAAATTTATTCTCTTCAACTGGTTCTGTTTCGCACGGTGCGATAACCTGCTCGGGGTTAACTGTATATGCGTTAACTACAGTAACTCAAGGTGCTATTACTATTACGTACCCTTTCACCGTTATGTCGGGGCCACCTGTTATTACTGTAAACAGTGGTGGGAATACATCTACGGGGGCGATAACAGCGGATTTTAGTGTTGATACTACAAGTAACTATCTGTTTGCAAACTATGGCACCTTTGCGGGTGGTGGAATCACGTTTGGCGGCGCTGTATCGTTAGGCACGGCTACGTACCGCAAAGGGTTAACTGCTACTGTAAGCGCTGGGTCAGGTGCCATTTCTTACGGAGTAATAAACGCATCGTTTGTTAATCTTATTACCCCCGGTAACGTAACCGGAACAGGTACAATTACGTTATCTTGTGCTGATGCAATTAACGTTGTCCCTAACCAATTCTTATTGGATGTGGGTGGCGCGGCTACTAACACAGCGGCAACTACAGCGGTGGCTACTACTGGTGTAGCCGCTGGAATAGGCACTAAGTTCCGCGTTCAAGGTGCAGGTAGTGCTTCTTTCACAAACCAGATAACAGGAAACGTAGGCGCTCTAGATTTTGAGTTCGCAAACACCGGTACAGTGTCTTGCGCTGCAATAACAGGAGGTAGGTTATTCTCAGTAGTAAACGGTAACAACGCTACATTCGGTGCAATTTCAGGGACTGAGTTTGACTCTGGTAACACCGGCACTCTTACTACGGGTGCTATCACAATGGCGGTAAGCGCTTTTGGTGGGGATGGAACAGTAAATATTTCTAGTACGGGCACTGCTACTCTGAACGGTGCGCTTTCTTGCGTAGGTTTTTATCGATACCAAGGTAACCTTACGCTAGGCGCGTTTACTTATGCAGCGGCACAATACTTCAACGTAGACTCCGGCTTTACGTTTGTGCGGAGCACATCTACTGTTTCTATTGGTAATGCTTCTGCGGGAGACATTACATTTGGGCACGGCGGCTACACATACAACGCCGTTAATATGACTGGGCGGTTAGGTTATGTTGGTAACAATGTGCCGGGGGTTGCGGTTACAGCAGCTACGTTTGCGTTTACTGGTGTAGCTAACCCTCATGCACGCGCTATTTTCTACGGTAACTTAACCGTTACTGGTACTGGTGCCGGGGCGCTATCTCTTATCGGTAACTCGCTTGTAAACCGACTATCTATCGAGTCTTATACCGCAGGTACTCCTGTCACTCTGTCGTGTGGTAACACCCGCGTGCTCACTAACGTTGACTTTACGGATATAACAGCGGCGGGCGGTACAACACCTTGGGCACTAGGTACTTCTGTAGGCGACTGCGGTGGTAATTCACTCATTAACTTCGATAGCCCGGTAACTCGTTACGCAATTGCGTCAGGCGCGTGGAGCAGCACTGCAACATGGTCAGCTACACCGTTCCCCGGTACCCCCGGTGCGTCACTTCCATTACCACAGGATAACGTTGTATTTGGAGCCGCTGCGGGCGGTATTACTGTCACAGTTGGTGATAGGCGTGTATTAGGCGGTAATTTAGATATGACTGGGTCTACCGCTACCATAACTTTTGCGGGGAACAACTACGGCTACGCATTTGTGTGCGGCCCGTTGAACATACCGTCTTCGGTAACTATATCTGGCTCCGGTTTTAGATTAAATATATCCACGCGTATAAATAGGGTTTATACCTACTCACCGGCGAGCAGTGATTTAATAGTATCTGTATACGCTCCAAACACCATAGCCACACAGTTTAACCCTTTAAATACATCAATCTTTACGGTAGAAGCGGGCACGTGGAACACACAAATTGGTGGATCACCTCCTGATTACGCTATAACTGTAAATAATTTAAATATTGCTAGTCAATATTCAGGTGGTGGCGATCCTGTTTTCTACGGCATGGCCCCTACTTACGCAGGGGTAATAAAACTAAAATGCAATAGTAGCCTTATAACGTTTAGAGGTACTTTTTCTGCTGATAGCCTTGGCACATTAGAAGCGGACACTTCTACAATAAAAGGTAGTTCACTTACAAGTACGTTTGCACAAATTGTCTATTCTGGTACCGGAAGCTTTTATAACTTAGCTGTAGAATCTACTGTAGTTTCTTCAGGTCTAACTGTCTTCAACGATATAACAGTAACTAACTCTATAGTTGTCCCCGTCACATCCACGTACCCTACTAAATTACGTAGTAACAACCAAGGCGGCACTCCTCGGCGAGGTATTAATTTAACAGGTGCTACGGTTCCGTTCACTATCACCACGCCTAACTATATTATTTTTCAGGATTTAAATTTTACACTTACCCCGCAGGTAACAACTACACAAGCAAAATACAAACGTGTAACTGTTACGGGCACTACACTACGCGCATACGGCCTCGCCAATTTGGGGGGTAATATAAATATTGATTTCGTGTCTGCGGTAAAGACAGCCGTGTATAGCGGTATTAACACCACGTATGCAATTCCTAACGTTAGCGAGCTACTAATTACTGTGGTCGGCGGCGGAGGACAAGCTGGGAAACCATCCGTAGCAAACACAACTGCGGGCGGCGGTGGCGGTGGGGGTGTAGCTATCCTTGAAGTTTTTACAAGTGTCACGCCCAACAGCACAATTTACGTTAACGCTGCCGCAGCATTAGGTGCAAAAACTACTGCGGGTGATGGGGCTGCGGGTAATCCTTCTTGGGTTAACTTTACTGCTAATTCCATCCCGCTTAGCGTAGCGCAAGGTGTATTAGCTAATGGTGGTGGCGCGGGTACGGCGGCGGGTATAGGCGGCTCAGGTGGCGGTGCTGTTTACGGCACTGACCTTTACCCCGGGGGCGCGGGTAGTAAAGGCGGGGGTACTGCAAACTTTCTTAGTTCCGGATTTGCAGGTAACGTACGTGGTGGCGCGGGTACGAACGCGTCGTCTACTGGTAACAACGGCGGTGCAGGTATTTCGGGTGGCGCGGGTACGGGTGGCACTAGCAGCGCTAGAACTCCTACAGCGGGTACTGCGGGTACTAACGGTGGTGGCGGTGGTGGCGGTGGTCAAGTACTGCAAGTTAGAACTGCAACCCAACCCGCTAGTCGCCCCAACGGCTCTTCGCTTTGCACAATAAATGCTACAGGGCATGGCTTGCTGACGGGCGAGACCGCTAATATAACTTTTGGGTTTAAGACGGGTACTTATTCTACGGGGTCGTTCAGTAACGCTACAGCCACGCGAGATAACGGCTCTACTACGCTAAGTGTTACAACGACTTCAAACCATAATCTAACTACTAACGACGTTATTAACTTAACGAGTAGAACGTTTAAAAGCGGAACTTATTCGGCTGGCGATTCTGTATTTAGTAATTCTATTACCAGAACCAGCGGCTCTTCGCTTTGCACTATTGTAACTAATACGTCGCACGGGTTAGTTACTGGCGACTCCATTAATTTAGTGCCTGCGTTTAAATCGGGTACGTATAGCCGCTCGGGAACTTTAGTTACATGTAACGTTACTAACCATGGGTTGACAAACGGTCAGACTTACTATATTGACTTTACGTCCGGCACAGCGCTTGATGGTAGTTATGTAGTAACTGTAACCGGAGCAAACACGTTTACGCTTAATACCGCCGCTTCAGGCACTACGTCAGGTAACGTAACTATCGGCGGCAGCACGCAGCTTACTGCGCAAAATTACACTGTCACAGTAATTAACGGCACTACGTTTACGATCACTACAGCGCAGGGCACAGGATTCTTTTCTAACGCGACTAGTACGGTGCGTTTACCTAGAACTGTGTGTAACGTTACCAGCCATGGATTAGTCAATGGGCAAACGTATTATCTTGACTTTACGTCAGGTAGTGCTAGTGACGGTAGCTACGTAGTCACAGTAATCAATGCTAACTCTTTTTCTGTTGTAGGTACACCAAACACTTCAGGTAACCTTACGTTAGGGGGTGCTGCGCAGTTAGACCTTGGAAATTACACAGTAACTGTTACCGGCTTAACCACATTTACGATTACCACTACGCAAAATACAGGGATCATTTCCACTGTAGCCGTAAGTACGCCGTTTGCTACATTCACCGTTAGTAGTCATGGTTTAACCACAGGTCAAACATACTACCTAGATTTTACTTCTGGCACTGGGCCGGATGGTAGCTATGTAATCACTTCAACTGGTACCAACTCATTTACAGCTAACCTTGTTACTACCCCGGGTGCATCAGGTAATGTAACTATTGGTGGTAGCTCTCAGCTAACTAACGGCGACTACGTTGTAACTGTCGTCAACCTTAATCAATTTACTATCACCACCATACAGACTACGGGTGTAGCTAGTGCTACTGCTACTTCGGTGCTTGTTAATTCTACGGTAGTGGGTGGCGCTGGTGGTGTGGGTGCGGATTACAACTCCGTTAGCTACGTTTCTTACAACAACACCCCTGTAGTCGGAACTATCGGCCTAGGCGGTGCAGGTGGTGGCGGTGGTGGAGCTACTCTCACTTCAGGTAGCACGCCTAACTACGGAAAAGGTGGGGCGGGTGCGAACGGCGGAATAGGTGCTGGTGGCGGCGGTGGCGGTTCGTTTGGTACAGGTAACCCAGCTTCTGACGCGGGGGATGGCGGCGGTGGCGGTGCAGGGCTTGTAATTATTACTTATGCAGCACCACGTTCAGTATCTAGAACGGCGTTTATTATGTAAATACGGAGGATTAAATTGATCCGCTCACCATACTTGCTGCTGCCAACGCTGCTGTTGCTGCGGTTAAGAAAGGATGCCAGCTATACAAAGACATCAAAGGCGCAGCAGGTGAAGTTAAGGAAGTACTGGATGATTTAAAAGCGCAGTTTCAGAAAATTGAGAACCCGACAAACGCGCAGAAGATTCAGTACAACAAAGAAGTACAGCGGGTGCAGGAAATTGCTAAGGCCGACCCTAACGATGTGTTCTTGCAGATTGGAGATCAACTTGGTGCGTTAATGGATGAGTATGACAAGATAGGTAAGATATTTATTCAGCAAGAAGCAGAGGCAACACAAGTTTATACCGGTACAGATTCAGTAGGTAAGCGGGCACTGATGCGGGTAATTGTCAGGTCAAGGTTGGATGCAATGCTAGCTGAGCTACGTGAGACGATGGTTTATAAAGCGCCACCTGAGTTAGGCGACTTATGGACTAAGTACGAAAAGATGTGGAAGCAAATTGTAATTGAGCAAGACGAAGCACACAAAGTTGAAACTAAAAAAATACAGCTTGCACGAATAAAACGTAGGCGACTAATAGAGAAGCGCAAGGAAGAGGCGTTATGGGTTGGAGCAATCCTTTTCGTAGTGGCGTGGTACGTAGGCCTGCTAATCCTGATCCGAACGAGCCACACGTACCGTGGTCTTTACTCATCACCGTTTTGGTCTTGTGTATTGTGCTAGTGGTTGCGTTACCTGTAATGGGTGTGATGTACATGGATATGAATAACGCCATGTATCAAGCAAAAGAAGAGACTCGCAAAATGCGGGAATTACGAGCAAAAATTATGCTAGAGATGCGGGGTGAGGAATGATTTTATTAAGGAGGTTGACATGCTAGGACTAGACGCGCTGCTGGGTATTGGCGGCAAACTAATCGATAAACTTATTCCTGACCCAGAAGCCAAGGCTAAGGCGCAGTTAGAGCTTGCAAAGATGGCGCAGGACGGTGAACTTGCCAAGATGGCGAACGACACCGACTTGTACAAGACGGAGCAGAACAACCTGACTGAGCGCCTAAAGGCCGACATGGGTAGCGACAGCTGGCTGTCTAAGAATATCCGCCCCTTGACGCTTTTGTATATCTTGGTCGCATACATGGCGCTTGCTATTTTGGACGCTGCGCTAGTTGACATCGCCGACTCGTTCGTAGAGCTGTTAGGTCAGTGGGGTATGCTGGTGATGTCGTTCTACTTTGGTGGTCGTACACTGGAAAAGATTATTGATATGAAGGCTAAAAAATGAAAGAAAACTTCGACGAAGCGCTGAAGGCAGTCCTTAAGCATGAGGGTGGTTTTGTTAACCATCCAAAAGACCCGGGCGGCATGACCAACCTTGGCGTGACTAAGCGCGTGTGGGAAGAATGGGTAGGTAGGAAGGTTGACGAGAAAGAGATGCGTAGCCTGACCCCTGAGCTAGTGGCACCTATGTACCGGAAAAAGTACTGGGATGCAGTGAAGGGGGACGATCTGCCTGAAGGTATCGACTATCTTTTATTCGACTTCGCAATCAACGCGGGCCCAGTTAGAGCTATTCGTACCCTGCAAAAAGCTACAGGCCTGACGACGGATGGCATTCTTGGCCCTAAGACGCTAGGCGTACTAAAAGATTCCAGCCGCGAGGAAATGGTGGCAAGATTCAGCGAGGAGAAAGAGGCTTTCTACCGTAGCCTTAATACATTTTCCACGTTCGGTAAGGGTTGGCTGCGTAGAGTGGCGGAGACTAAGACCCATGCCGAGAGTATGCTTGCCTAAAATATAAGGTGCTGCCATGCCGCTGAGAAAGCTTCAGTTTAAACCCGGAGTTAACAAAGAGAACACTCGCTATACGACCGAGGGGGGCTGGTACGACTGCGACAAAATTCGCTTTCGCCAAGGTACGCCGGAGAAAATAGGCGGGTGGCAGCAGGTATCCAACGAACGGTTTGAGGGGGTGTGCCGCCAGCTAGTAAATTGGGTGACCTTAGTTGGTTATAACCTGATGGGCGTAGGCACCAACCTTAAATACTACCTAGAGCTGGGCGGTGCGTACACGGACATAACTCCGTTGCGTGACGTTAATATCCTCACGAACCCTTTCACGGTTACGCCGGGCTCTAATGTTATGACGGTTAACGACCCTAGTAGCGGCGTTAACTTAGGTGATTTTGTAAGTTTTGCCGGTGCGGTGGGGCTTGGTGGCAACGTAACCAACATCGTGCTGAACCAGAACTTTCAGGTAACCAGCATAGATACAATTAACAATACCTACACAGTTCAGCTGCCTGTAATAGCTAACGCCTTTAATAGCAGCCCCGGTGGGGGTACCGTTACTGCTTCCTACGAAATCCACGTAGGGCAGGACGTTGCCGTTCCACTGCTAGGTTGGGGTATCGGCCCATGGGGTGCAGGTACGTGGGGTGTCGGTCAACCTTCGGAAGACCCTATCCGGTTGTGGAGCGGTAATAACTACGGTGAAGACCTTATCTTCGGGTACCGTGGTAGCCCTATTTATTATTGGAGCGCAGCTGGTGGCTTTGGGCAACGTGCCTACGACATGTCTACCGAGTTGCTGGGCTCTAGCGTACCTACAGCGCAGAACATAATTCTGGTGTCTGACGTATCGCTGTTCGTGTTGTGCTTTGGCGTCAACCCTATCGGCTCTGCTGATATAGACCCGATGTTCATCCGTTGGTCTGATGCAGACAATAGGCTCGAATGGCTTCCCGATATTACTAACCAAGCAGGTGGAATACGACTATCCGTAGGTTCGGAAATTATTGCTGCCAAGCAGTCGCGCCAAGAGATTGTGGTGTGGACGGATTCCGGTGTGTACTCGTTGCAGTACCAAGGGCCACCTTACGTGTGGGCACCCATTCTGCTAGCGGACAATACTTCTATCGTTGGGCCTAATGCCGTAGCGTTTGCGAACAACACGCTGTACTGGATGGGCGTGGATAAGTTCTACAAATACGATGGTAGGGTTAGCACCTTGCGCTGCGACTTGCGGCAGTTCATTTTCAACGATATCAACCTAACCCAAGGGTTTCAGATTTTTGCTTCTACTAACGAAGCGTTTAACGAAATCTGGTGGTTCTATTGCCGTGCTAACGAGACAATACCTACGGTGTATGTGATCTATAACTACATCGAAGATGTCTGGTACTACGGCTACCTTACGCGTACTGCATGGAGTGATAGCGGCTTACGTGAGTATCCGGTGGCTGCGGTGGATAATCGCCTAGTGAACCATGAGTTCGGGGTAGATGACGCTACTACGCCTACGCCCGTACCCATTAATGCCTACATATCTTCGGCGGAAACCGACATCGATGACGGGCACAACTTTGGCTTTATCTACCGGGTGCTGCCGGACGTTACCTTCCGAGGCTCTACGTCTCAGAATCCTCAGGCGACCCTGACGCTTATTCCTATGCAGAACGCTGGTTCTGGCTTTAACAATCCGGAATCGGTCGGTGGGTCTAGCTCGGCTGGGGTTGTTAGAACCGCTACCATACCTATAGAACAATTCACAGGGCAGGTTTATACTCGTGTACGTGGGCGGCAGATTATCTTTAAGTTTGAGTCGAATACGCTGGGTACGACGTGGCAGCTAGGCTCCCCCCGTATCGATATTCGTCCAGACGGTAGGAGATAGCCATGGGGTTGTTCACAGGTCGCCCCCCGCCTAAGTTACCTAGCCCTATGCAGGAATACAGCAGGGGCTATTTTGACGAGCTTGTACGGGTGCTGTTTCTGTACTTCCAACGAATTGATGCAGTGCAGCAGATCAACATAGCCAAATTAAATATTGATGTAAGTACCCTACCAACACAGGCTGATTTAGCTAACCTTCGGGTAGGGGATGTGTACCGCGATACCACAGCGGGTAATGTACTGAAAGTGAAGGTTTAATATGAGCCTACCGCAAATAGCCAATCACCTAGCCTCTTACGGGCGCAACGGCGACTCTACCCTAGTCCACATGACCCCTAACGAGGTTAAGGGGCTACACGCAATTGCTGCGGCTACAGGCCAGCAGATTACTACCAACCCTGAGACCGGACTGCCAGAAGCATTTAGCCTTGAAGGTTTCCTGCCTATGCTGGCTGGTGCAGCCCTTGCCCCTTTCACAGGCGGTATGAGCGCGGCGCTTCTGGTGGGTGGTGGCTACGGCTTGGCTACGGGTAGTCTTGAGCAGGGTTTGGTGGCTGGCTTGGGTGCCTTCGGCGGTCACGGCCTTGCTACAGGCTTGATGGGTGCGGGGGGTGCAGCAGCAGCTAATGCAGCTACTCCAACGGCTGCGACAACAGTGGCCCCAACAGCAACTACAACTGCCACTACAACAGCAACTCCTACGCTTGCTGCGCCTAACTTAGCGGTTAATCCTACACCGCTGTCTACAGCGGCTACTCCTACTGCGGCTCCTAACCTAGCAACTCTGCCGGGTGGGGCGCAAGGTACTACAGCGGCGCTCGATGTTTCTAAACAAGGGATCGTCGGTAACTACGGCGCAAATCTTAGCGGAACTACCGCTCCCGGTATGACTGCTGCTCCGAATACCGGTACGCTAGCTAATTTACAAGCGGGGTCTCCGGGTTCCACTTCGTACCTTGATGCTGCGAAACAAAGGGCAATTTCTGGCGGTAACATGCCTAACCCCGCAGCTGCTGATGTATCGGGTACTGCCGCAAAAGAAAGCATCAGCCGCCCACTAACAGATAGGTTTAACGACCTTACGGCTAAGGGTTCCGAAGGCTACAGCCGTATGGGTAAGGGTCTGGAAACTGTAACGGATAGCACAGATGCGGCTGCTGAATTCTTATCTAAGAACAAGCTTGCTTCGGCCTCTGCGGTTGCCCCTGCGGTGCTTGGTTTGGGCGAGGACGATGATGAAGAGGACAAACCGCCGCCAACTCACCCCGGCATGATCCGTCCGTACGAGTTTGAGCGCACTGACAATCCAGAAGCTTATGCTCAACAAACGTACGACCCTAACTATACGGGTGAGCGCCTCTACTTTACTGAGACGTTTACAGAACTACCTGCTTACGAAGCCCCCGGCCCTGAGTATAAGAAAGCGGCTAAGGGTGGAATTATGCAGTTGTATGGTGGCGGCTCTACGAACACGGGTAAGTCTGGTAGGGCAAAGGAAGAGGAAAAGAAACCAGACCCTCACGGGGAAGAAGTCGTTATGGCCTTCCGTAAGCCATCTAACTATGCTTACAGCTACGATCCTAACTCACAGTCGTTTGTGCAAACTGGGGGCCCGGGTATAGATGCTACGGATGGTTCTACCGGTGCGGCTCCCACCCCAGCGGAACCTATTGGCGGCATCGCATCACTACCAGCAGGGCCTAGCCCAGTATCGCCTAACAAGCCACTGATGCAGCCGGTTAACGTCCCTGCGTATCAATCTCCTGAACAGCGTCTGGGGCTTAACCCTTTCTACGCACATGCACGGGGCGAACTAGATGCGCGTTACGCACCCCCCGCAGAAGGAATGGCACGTGGCGGCTTGTCGCACCTCGGCGGTTACTCCGATGGCGGTCGTATGCTTAAAGGCCCGGGCGACGGTATGAGCGATGACATCCCAGCTTCGATTAGCGGTAAACAGCCAGCACGACTCGCAGATGGTGAGTTTGTTGTACCTGCTGACGTAGTGTCACACTTAGGTAACGGCTCAACTGATGCGGGTGCTAAGAAGCTGTATAAGATGATGGCGGCTGTACGTAAGGCACGCACAGGTAACTCAAAACAAGGCAAGCAAATTAAAGCGGAGAAGTATCTACCTAAGCGATGAACTTAACTGTCCAGCCAGTAGACATACAGTATTTACATTTGGTGTGGGGTGATGTCGAACCCTTCTTAGTGCCCGCGCTAGAACGTTCATCAGGGGAAGCCACTCTAGACCAAATAAAAGTTTATCTGGTAGATGGGCGGAACGAGTTGCTTGTAGTGGTAGATGAGAACAACCGGATACATGGGGCATTAATAGTACAGTTTAACAACTACCCCAATATGCGCGAAGCTTTTATAGTTGCTATCGGTGGTAAGTTTATTGCTGATCGAGGTGCATGGGCGCACTTTGAAGTATGGGCAAAAAGTAAGGGTGCTTCCGTAGTACGAGGTCAGGCGTATGAATCAGTGGCGAGATTATGGCGACGAGCGTTCGGTTTTACTAACCGGTACGTCGTAGTGGAGAAAATACTATGAGTAAAATTTATGTTGATTTCCCGTACGAATATGACGAGGACGGGTTTAAACATGTTGGGGATAGGAAGATAAAACTATACGGTAGCCCCAAGCCACCTCCACCCCCACCTGCTGCTACTTCGCAAACGGTTACTCAGACAACTATTCCTGACTACGCTAAGCCATATATGGAGCGTATGCTGGGTAAAGCCGAAGCATTAGGGAAAGCGCCGTATCAGTCATACAAAGGCCAGCGTATTGCTGGTTTTGACCCGATGCAGGAGCAAGCTTTTCAGGCAGCGGCAAACCTCGGCCCCGCTCAACAGATTGGTACCGGCACAGAACTCGCTGGCTTGGGTGGCCTTCAGGCACTTGGCGCGGGTGAAAATTACCAGCAGATGGTTACTAACCCCGGTGCTGTATCGCGGTTTATGTCTCCGTTTCAGCAGAACGTCACTGACATCGAAAAGCGTGAGGCGATGCGGCAGGCTGGCATAGCCGGTACACAACGCGCATTCCGTCAGGCTGGTTCTGGCAGCATGGGTGGTTATCGTCAGGGTATCGAGAACGCTGAAGCCAACCGTAATCTGATGCAACAGATGGGTGACATCCAAGCTCGTGGTAGCCAATCCGCCTACGAGCAGGCCATGAAGAATATCGGAACGGGTGCTGAGCTTGGTCTGCGTGGTGCAGGGCAGGCTACATCCGCTGGGGCAACGCTAGGGCAGCTAGGTCAGACACAGTTTGGGCAGCAAGAAGCGGCGATGCGAGCACAGGCAGCGGCGGGTGGGCAACGTCAAGCTCTAGAGCAAGAAAGACTCACGCAAGACTATCAGGACTTTCTGAATCAGCGTAACTATCAGAAGCAGAACATTGCGTTCATGGCGGATATCTTGCGCGGTGCGCCTATGCAACAAGCCACGCAATCAACGTATCAAGCCCAGCCGGGTATGGCTGCGCAACTAGGACAAATCGGTCTAGGGGCGTACGGTGTCTCGCAGATGATGAAAAAAGAAGGCGGGGTTATCAAAGGCTACGCATCTGGTGGTGTTACTACAGGCGCAGACCCTGCCGAGCTAGCAAGTATGGTTAAGCAGTTAAGTAGCGAGCAGCTTGCAGCTATGCAAGAGAACGCAGAGGATGCCACGACCCTTGCGATCCTTGATACCGAGCAGCGTCGTAGGGCGCTACTACAACAGAACCAAGCCCTCGAACAAGAGGTGCCCGAAGAGTCCATAAAGGAACAGATGATAGGTGAGAATGCAGGTTTGGCTGCGCTCCCCATCGATCAGTCTATGGCGTCACAGTTTGACCCCGAAGCTAGCAGCATGATGGCTCGTGGCGGCATCGTAGCTTTTGCAAAGGGTGACAAGGTTGAAGCTCCTCCTGCTAAAGGTTCAGACTATTACGCACAAAGACTAGAAGGCGCAGTACTAACTCCGTTATCGCAAGCAGAAAAAGAAGGTATTACTGCTAGCAGCTTGGCGGAGATGCAGAAGTATGTAGGCCCGGATAAGTCGGTTGAGCTTACAAAAGAACTTACAAAAGAACGTGAGGCTTTATCGGGCGAAGATCGCATGGGCAGGATACGCGGGCTGGCTGCGTTAGAAGCTGTGGAAGCTTTGGGTGAGCCGGGCGTTGCATCTGATCTGACAAGATTTGGTCGTGCTGGCGGTAAGTTTGGTCGGTCTATCGCTGCTGCTGAGAAAGCAGATGCAGAAGCTAAGCGCCAGCTGTTGCTTGCTGAGATTTCTAACGCGAACGCACAGCGTGCTGCAAGGATGGGTGAGTTTACGTTCTCGAAACAAGAAGTGGAGCGTGCACAGACCGCAAGAGATAAAGCTCAAGGGTTTGAGCTACAGCGGGATGCAAACCTCCTTACTGCCTCTACGACGAAAGAAGGCCAGCAGTTACAGGCTGATACTTCAATCAGGACTGCGCAAATTAGCAAAGAAGCCGCGCTTGGTTCTGCTGAGATTGGAGCAAGGTCGAAGCAACAAGAGTTTAGTAATCAGATTCTTGCTTCCGAAAGAAGGATCGCGCTGCAAGAGTGGCAGGATAAAAACCCCGGTAAGCAGCCTACTAAGTCTGACATTGCCCAAATCGAAAAAACTGCTAACGCCTCCGCAGCTGAAAAGGTACGCGCCGGATACGGTGGGTTACCACTGAGGCAGCAAGAAGTAGACTTAAAAACGCAGAAATCGCTAGACGAGCGGATGGATAAGTGGAGAGATTCGCGTGAAGGGCGTGACGCTATTAAGGCGGCTAAGAAGAAAGATAAAGATGCTGGTATCGCACCGGACGATACAAAGAACCCGAAGAGCGCAGTTCGTAAGTTGTTTACAGATAAGATGGAAGAGTTTGGTGGTAGTCCATCTAGCGGTGGTAGCGACAAAGGTGGCGGCAAAAAAGTTATTAAATACGGTGAAATCTAAAAACTATGCCCTACAGCATTGAACTGCCAGATGGCAGAATAATCGCAGACATCCCTGACGAAGTCGATCCTCGGGTAGCGAAGGCACGTATTGATAAAGCTTTTCCTGAGCTGACAAAAACCGG